GGTGTGTAGGGTGTGTAGGGTCTTTTGCAAGTCAGTAGAGACCGGCATTACCTTTTTCTTTTTTTCCGGAAAAAAAAATTATTTTTTCAAATTCCTCATTTGAGTTACGAAGACCCTACACAACCTCCCAGTTAAGGAAAAAATTGATATAAAAATTTATTGTGTTGGGGTATAGTATACATACTATATGGAATCGAAGTCGAAGCAGGATACAAAGACGTATATGAAGAATTACATGAGACAGCGATATCATGCCGATGTGGAAAAGTCACGAGCGTATAAACGTTCGTTACAGTACAAGTCCCGATACCATTTGTCGGAGGAAGACTGGAAGGTATACAAAGAATATTTGGCAGATGTATACAAATTGCGTGAACTGAAAGCAAAAATGCCAGCAGAATTGTTTAGGAAGTGTTTGGAGGGTTAAGAAACAAATAGGTATAAAACCAGCTTAAACAAATATCTTCATCATAGTATATTAAGATGAACATATCGATTACGGAAGAGCGCACACAACAATTGAGAGAGCTTCTTTCTGCGAAGGACGAATTGCGACTGCAGTTGCATAAAGAGATGATGACGCATGATGGGATGGAGCGGCTAGAGGAGTGGGAGAAGTTACGAGAGCGCATAGGGCTAAATATTCAATACACTCTTCGCATATGTGATTTCAAGGAGAAGGGTGATTACGAAGACGATGAAGCGTATGGTCATCTAGCGTCGGATTTGGAGGAACTGGATATGTTGTATCAACAGGTGAAGTAGTTTGTTCTTCAAAGAACCGTTTCCTTTTTTCAAGATACTGCTGATGTAACAATGAATGCCTACGCAGGTCTTTTTCATAGCGTGTGGTAGGTTTCTTGTTTGGTAGTGTCGGCACAAAGGTGCCATTCTTGATGGCCAACTGTTTCTGTTTATATCGTTCTGCATATCTTCGAAACGCTTCTTTGTTTTGTTGGTAATATTCAGATGAGTATTTCTTTTTTCGCATATATATATTTCTTATGCGAAAAAAACGTTTCACTTTTACACGTCAATGCTCTTTTTTTCTTCGGTGTGTTTGTGTTCTTCCATTTCAAGTTGGCTTTCTAAATCGACTCGTCTATCAATTTCGAAACATCCACAGCAACATTTGAAATGCTCGCATTTACTTCGAAGACAATATCGAACGGCTAGCCCGAATGAGCCAGTTAATATGGTGGCAATACTAAGAAAAAAGACGCTCCCAAACTCGTCCGTCCAGCTCATGCATTATGATATGAAAAAAGAGCTTAAAGGATGTCTATTTGCCATGCATTTTGCGAGCAATGGCTCGTAGACCGGTTCCCGATTGTTTGTAAGAGGCCTTGCATTGTGGGTCTTTCAAAGCATCTCGATATTTTATTCCGTGTTTGGAGGCATAATCCTTGACGTGCTGTATCCACTGGTTCATGTTTGTATACTGGCCCGTGAAAAAGAACGGCATATTTAGACTTATATTTCCGGGATTGCCAGGAACTCGTCCCAGTTTTTTCTGAAACGCTTTTCATTGGGCGCCTCCATGTCCACAACCAGGGCATTAAATTGTTCTCTTGTACAGTAATCATACATGGCAAGCAATTGTTCTTTGGTCAAACCGACAGTGACCTCACGCAAAACGGAATTTATATCTTTGTTTCCTCGGAGCTTTAAAATCACCATATAAGAGGAGTTTTTGCGAATCACAGGGGGAATTCCAAAATACGTTTGCGAGATATAAATAACCGATACATTGAGTTTACGCGCACGAATGAAATAATTACAGATTCTTTCCTGACTCTTCTCTAGCACCAAATCGTCCACTACCACGAGGTGGTTGGATTCCTTGTCAAAATCATCCATCTTTGGTAAGGTTTCAAACCCGCTGCCTTCTCGAATGTGAATTTGGTCATTCAAACTCGCAAGGTAGTTGTAAAGTGCTTCATCTTTGTTCTTGGTGGAAATATGAATATCGGCAAACGTTCCCCTTCCTTGACAGAACAAATGGATGAGATTTACTAAGAAGTTTGTCTTGCCACTACCGGATGGGGCCACGATACACATTCTAAAAGGCAGATTTAATCCATGCAGATGGTAATTAGGGTTCTCTGTTTTGGTGATGAATTTCTTGTTTATCACTTGATAGAAGTTGATTGGGCCATGGCTCAAGTCCAAATCGAGCTCCTTCTTTTTCTTGGGCGGCATAAGTATATATGTAACAAAATAAAAAATAATATTATATTATACATGGCGTCATACTATCCTCCCAAGAAAAACACGGCCATATTTGACAGCACCATGTTCGACGTAACCGAAGATGGGTTATCGCAAGCTAAAGCAGATTTACTATATGTGCACTACCCGTCAGCTCAAGGGACAGTTACATTTCCCGGTGCTGTAGTAAATGGTAACGCAACTCTCGCCGGCACAAACACAATCAGCGGGCCGACCACCATGTCGAACACAAACACTTTGAGTGGTCCCACTACGATATCAGGTGCAACCGTCCTTTCCGGTGCAACAACCAATGTATCTGGTACGGCAACTCTAAGTGGTACAACGAATATAACAGGACCAGCTACCTTGTCCAATACTAACACGCTATCTGGTGCCACAACAATATCCGGTGCAGCTACATTGTCGGGAGCAACAACCAATGTATCGGGCACAGCTACGCTTTCCGGTACAACGAATATAACAGGACCAGCAAATCTATCAAACACAAACACGCTGTCGGGTCCCACAACCATATCCGGTGCAGCTACTTTGTCGGGTGTGACAACCAATGTATCAGGTACGGCGACTCTATCAGGTCCCACAACCATATCCGGTGTAACTACCTTGTCGGGAGCAACAACCAATATATCTGGCACAGCTACGCTTTCCGGTACAACAAATGTAACCGGCCCTGCTTCATTGTCCAATACCACAACACTGTCCGGCAGCACAACCACAACGAAACGAATTCAACAAACAATCGGCGGAACGGGATATGATAGCGTCAATGGGGTTCTTGGCCTTGCAAAGAATGCAGCAGCACCAATCACGCAACAGACAGCCATCAACTTTTTTTCGCCATTAGTACTGAAAAATACCCCTGCAAGTGGTACCCTTAATTACGAAATGGGGTGCTATTTCCCAGAGGTGGGCAAATTTATATTTGCGTCCCGAAGTGGCGGCTCTGCTAGTAACCAGCTGATTACAGGTGACAGCACTGGCAATACATGGTCTTTCGCTGCATATTCTGCAACAGCAAATACCGGCTGGGCATCAGTTGTGTATGGCAAGGTGAATAACCTTCCTGCAATAGTCGTTTTTTCTGGAAGTGGCGCTGCAAACACAGAGAAAATTATGTATAGTTATGACCTTGTTTCATTCACATTGGCATCTTGTCCAATGATGGCTAATTTATCGTTCCAAGGTCGTTCTGCGGTTGTTTACTCGCCACAGTTAAACATGTGGATGGCTGCATTGAGCACGGGCGGAATTTCAAACGTAACACAACAGCTGATTTACTCCAGTGATGGTTTGAATTGGAACCAATGCGTCGTTTCAAATCCTCTTGCTCTCACACCTATTCGAAGCATGGCTTGGAGCCCAGAATTGAAAATGTTTGTAATTATTCGGACAGGGGGGGCCCAGCACTATTACAGTTTTACGGGAATCGATATTCTCACTGGACCAACACAGTCATTTACTCTGACAAGTGGTGACGCCATTGCATGGTCCCCAACGCTGAACCTATTTTCATTAGCCATACCGGGGCCGTCTATCGCGGTATCCAATGATGGACTTGTCTGGACGCCACAAAGTGTTTTATTGGCCGACGTCCCACAATCATTCTTATGGATTCCACAGTTAGCCTGTATGGCAGCCACGTTTGCGAGCGGGACCGGCAATAGAATGGGTGTATCTTTTGATGGCATTACCTTTCAAAGACTGTCAACACCAAGCGACCTATCATATATAGGGCAAGCTTATAATCCGGAAGGCGGAGGTGTATGGGTGAGTGTTCCGAGCACCAATGTGGCTCAGCGGGCTATGGTCACATCGCTGAGTGGACGAATCCCGATAAACAGTAATGTGTTCAACTCGTCGTATAACAATATCGATAATAACGGAGCATGGCAGGCCAAGGTTCGTAACATATACAACGACACTGGCAGTACCATTACAGTATCCAATCCCATAGGTAATCGTTTACAGCAACAAATCAATAGTGGCAGCACGTATGCAAGCACGCAGGGATACTACGCTTTGGACAAACAAAAATGGCCAATACCCAACCCGCTCGTTGGGTCGGCTCAAGCAGTGTCGATTTGGAATTACCAGACGGCACCATCGAGCAATAGCTGGACCAGTATTTGCTGGGCAGAAGATTTAAGGCTCGCATGTGCAGTCGGGGTTACAGGGACGGGAAATCGTATCATGACGAGTGGAAATTTGAAGACATGGACAAGCAGAACTTCAGTGTCGGATGTTTCGTGGCAATCGGTTGTATATGGAGGCCCAACAGGAAATAAGTTGTTTGTGGCGTGTGCCAGTGGCGGTAGCCCCCAGCTGATGACCAGTCCTGATGCAACAACATGGTCGGCTGCCACTTCAGTAGTGACGCAGGGCTGGTATTCGTTAGCATATTCGCGAGAGCTTAATCTCTGGATATGTGTGAGCAAAACGGGGACTGACCGGGTAATGTACGCAACCGACCCCACCTCGACATGGACCATTGTAGCAGGAGCAGGTAGTACAGGAGGCTGGCAACGAGTAACATGGGGTGGAGGCCAATCGAACCGCTTTGTCGCTGTGGCATCCAATGGAACAAACAGGGTGATGTATAGTTCGCTAGGTTCAAGCGGATGGACGGCTATCCCGTCGGTAGATGAAACGGCTGTTTGGATGTCGGTAGTTTTTTCACGTGAGTTGAATCTGTATTGTGCTATTGCAAACACTTTCACCACATTTCAGTGTATGGTATCCACAGATGGTATTTCATGGACGGGAGTGAGTATTCCTTCCCACCCATACACGAGTGTAGTGTGGTGTGATGCATGGGGCCTCTTTGTTGCACTGGCGACCGACAGTACCGTGGCATATTCTGCGGATGGTTACAATTGGTATACAGCATCGTCGCAAGCAAACACTTGGATGAGTCTTGCATGGGTACCCCAGTACTCACAATGTGTAGGAGTTAGTAGTGACGGCGGAGCTAATTGTGTAATGACATCTTCTTTACATGGAAGACAACCTACTCAGTATAATGTATTTAATAACCCATCCAATCGAATCGACGAAACAACAGGTGATTGGACTTTTCAGGCGTCCAATGTGACTACACCCAACCAAGACATGGTAATTGGTTCAACCGCGGGAAATACCACGATTCTAGCCAACCCCACGCCAGATGGGTCTCTTATTCAATTCCTAGGCAGCAGCGATTTGGTTGCCTTGAGCGCTGGTTCAGCAACCGGAAAGTTTTTGCAAATTCGCATAAACTCCATTATTTATAAAATCCCGCTTTACAATGTTATTTGAATAGTTACTTCAGGGATTATTTTCTCTTGTTTCAGTATATCATGCCATTGTTTGTTGTTGGACAAAGAGTGAATCGCCGAGAAGACCGCGATGTTACTGGAGCTGTTGTGTTGGAAGTATATCCTTACGACGACGGTACGTTTGTGTATGTCATCCAATATGATGAAGAACCGAATAATGTTGGGTGGTGGTTTGAGGAGAATTTGGAGGCGGAGTGAAAAACCGTTTCACTTTTAGTGGGTGTTATCCAAAATTAAGGGAGGGATTAAAAAAGATTGCAGGATTATTTTATTGCAATCTTTTTTTAGCATAAACTTTCATAATCCATGCAACCCTATTTAAGGAATTCCTTAATTTTGGATAACACCTACTTATAATCCAAGGACAAATGCAATACTTTTTTTTCTAACACTATATTATCCATGCCCTTTCTTCCAGACTACCTCAAGCAACAAAGACCGAACCTAAGCGATAACTCCATTCGCACCTACACCAGCACCTTACTAACTCTCTATCGCAAAGCATTCGGAGATAAGCCAATGACATTGACCGACTTCGAAGACTCGAAACGCATCTTGGAAGTGTTGAAAGACATTCCACCAAATAGACGCAAATCAATCTTGTCTGCATTGACTGTGCTAACAAACATGGATGACTATCGAACCCTAATGCGCAAAGACATTACGTCGTATGAAGACGACATTGCCAAGCAAGAAAAGACTGACTCGCAAAAAGCATCGTGGGTCACACAAGATGAAGTGCAACATACGTTTCAAAAACTCCAACAAGATGCTTCTGTCCTTTTCAAGAAACCGAACAAAACTCCTGCTGACTTGCAAGCTATCCAGAACTATTTCATCATGATGCTGTATAGTCAGCTACCTGTTCGACGCTCTCTCGATTACTGCATGTTCCGTATCCGTGGTGACTTTGACAAGAAAGTATATAACCATCTCGATAAGAACAAACTCGTGTTTGTTACCTACAAGGGTTCGGAGAAGAAAGGCAAACAAACACTGGACTGTCCCAAACCTGTCATGGCTGTTCTTAAGAAATGGATTGCCATCAACCCAACTGAGTGTCTGCTGTTTGACACCAAGGGACATGCACTCACTCCTGTCACCTTGAATCAGCGATTGAATCGCATCTTTGGAAAGAAGGCTTCCATCAATGCACTAAGACATTCCTTTCTTACAGAGAAGTATGCCGACGTGATGCGGGCCAACAAAGACATGGACAAGACCATGCATGAGATGGGTTCGTCTTCACGACAAGCCGAAACATATGTCAAGCTGGACTAGTACTTGGTTCAGTTTTTTCCACCCTTGGCGGAAAAGCGGAAAACTAGGAGGTCATTCCAAGACTTTTTTATAGAAAGGGTTCCTTCAGGGGTACCTATGGGTTGAATGGTCAAGAAATAATAAAAAGTCCTAAAAAGGGGTAGGAGTTTTCCGCCAACCTCTTAGTTTTCCGCCAGGGTGGAGTCCGAATGTGTTGGTTCAGTTTTTTCCACCCTTCAGTTTATACAAACAATCTATTTTTTGTTTGTATACTACACATGCCCAAACGCTTTCAATTTGAAGTAAAAAATGACGAGGACAAATATGAACTCGCGCATCAGGAGATTTTAAAGGCTACCCGATGTCATGGACATACAAGGAATGGAACTCGATGCAAACGACAATGCATCATCGGATACGAGTATTGTCCGGCTCATCTTGCCAGTGAGAAACATTTGAAAATCGCCACGTCGACTCTTGATAATGCAGGCAATGGTTTGTTTGCATACGACAAAACAAAAGGAGACGATGATGTTGTGTTTCAGAAAGACGACGTCATCATGGAGTATCATGGTCGAGTGAAATCGGATGAAGAAATAGAGGAGCAGTACCAACACCACACGGCTCCTTACACGGTGCGTGCCAAACAAGACATGAACATTGATGCTGCTGGTCAACGTGGTGTGGCTTCCCTTACCAATCACCGAGCTCGTAGTTACATCAATTGCGAACTCAAAACAAAGAAGGACAGAGGCAGAATTATTGGAATACAATTGGTTGCCTTGAAAAACATCAAAAACTACAGCGAATTATTTTGCAACTATGGTGATACTTACAACTTCAACGAGGACACAAGATACAGCACGAAGCCGTACTATCCGCGCAAATGAATTCACACTGCGTTGGGAGAGTCGGTACTTTGTGTTTGTTCTTGTTTTTCTGCTTCTCTTTTCTTTCTTTCTTGGTACTCTGCCGCCAACTCCTTGGCAACACCAAACAACCCTTCCTTGAATACCAGGTTCAATTTCAAGCTGTATCCATTCACACTGTGGTCTACAAACAATTGCTTAAGCTCTCTTAGATTCAGCTTATCGGTGTTTGTAATGCCATCCATATAACTCATTCCAGTCATACTTTTGAACACATTTGGGTCTTCGGTAGTATATACCTTACAAGTCATGCCATCCCTTTCCAGGTGCAGAATCAAATTGTCAGCGTAGGAAGTAATATTCTCCATAGATATATACTCTATAGAGAATATTTTTATGCGAACTGCACCGCAACAAAAACCGTTTCACTTTTTCACCGATACTTGACCTCCATGGCCATCTTTGCCATGCCGTTATACGTAGCACCTTCTACACCGCAATCATGGATGCGGTCAGTGTCACCATCGGTGATGGCATCTGGGTCGGCAATCACATCAATAGGTTTGCGCAAGGATGGGTCGGATGGTTGGAAGAACATCTTGATGACATACTCGTTCCGTTTCCAATCGTGAGTATTGTTCAGGTCCACAAAGAGGCTAAGAAAGGTCTCCGTGTCCCAATACAAAGAACCACATCGCTTATCAAACACGTTGATGAAATGAAGATAGGCTAAACACGCCCATCCACACATGGATGATACCATGCTTTGTATGTCTTTGGTGTTGTATGGGAGTTTCATCTTGAAATTCTCCATGATTCTTTGTTTGACAATCTCGGGAGGAGGAACGCCGTAGCTGTCAAAATAAAATGGTTCAATTTTTCCGTTTGGGTATTCCATCACTTGGAAACATGTCCAATGCGTTCCTTCGCTGTAGGTATCCGTGTCTTCATCATACTCGTCATCCAAGTTAATGATATACGCACGATTGGTCTTTATTTTCTTGGGAAGGTTGTCTTTGAATCCACAAAACTCCAACGGAACTTGCATGCGCTTGGCCAAAAGTCCTCGATTTGAATATTCGTGAGCATCGGTGATATACTAACAATACAAAAAAGAATTGTTTGTATAAACTTGGCGGGAGTGACGTAGTATTTCCAAACACCCGCCCCCAAACGTCAAGGGAGGAAATCTGCGAAAATCAAGTATTCTCTATATAAAAAGAGGAAATCGCTAATTCCCCACCTCCTATCGAAACATATGACTCGATACGGAGTTGGAGTGTTGATTCACTGGACTCGCGGCACCCGTTACACAAACCGCACACCACCCCTTACATACTGAGGAGGTAACTGAGCATTCATCGCGAAATTGGCGCTATAAGGTTGAGAACGAAGCGCTGGATTATCCATCTTTAACAAAGAAGAACCTACTTGTGGACCAATCGCTCCACCACGCGCGCCCGCATACAAACCATGGCCTCCTGCATACAAGCCCTTGCCATCGATGTCATGTGCCACCACTTCTGCCATGGGAATGTGTCCATCATGGTGGTCTCCACGTTGACGTGCACGTTGTATTTCTTCCTTCAAGGCTGCCTTACCCTCGGGCAGTATAACATCGCGAACCACTTCTTTCGCGATTTTGCCAATGTGCTTGCTTACAGAACGAATTTGTTTGCGACCAATCTTTCGCATCAAACTCTTGCCACCTCCCGAGATGGCTTTCTTTGCTTCATGTTTGGCAACACCTAGGGCAACAGCTTCCGCACGTGGAGCCAGCGTCTTTAACAAATTCTTTCCAACGCGACCGCCTTTCACCTTCATTAACTCAGGAGCAATTACATCATGGCCTAAATCGTATCCCAAAGTAAAGGGATTAATTTGTACAGTTTTCTCAAACGGTTTACCAAGTGTGTCACCAGTTTTCTTTGCCACCTTCAAGAGATTCTGGATAGGACGCATGTTAATCTTTCCACCGGCGAAAATACCTCCACCTCCAATCGCACCTGTATGCACCGCATGTCGATTCGCTTCCAACTCTTCAGGACTCAATTGGACGTCAATTGCCTTGCCTTTATCAAAATTGCGTTTCATCACAGCAATGCGATGTGGATGCACTACCAAACCGCAGCCGTGCACACCTCCTCTGCGTACTCTCACTTTATGACCATTTCTTAGTCTCGACAGTTGATTCGGACTCGCATCAATACTCACAACTTCCATGATATAATACTTTACTCATAGAAAAAAGATGTTTCATGCGTTTCATATTATCAGGGGATTATTCCTTGAGGATATGAAAAAAGGCTAAATTTACTGCTAGGGCGGGGCTAACCCGCCCAACGCACACTGCCCAGGTGCAGTGCAGTTGTTTTAAGAGTCGATACGAAGACCAGTCACCACGTCAAACGCGATTTCCTTCCTGTACGACACATATACAAACATATCAATGTCCTTGGCGGACATATTGGTTCCCATAATCGTAACCGACTTGGGCACGTTCACTTCCTCCGGCAACATTCTTGAAACGTTCGCGTAGTGGTAGCAGTATCCCATCTCGAAATCTAGCTGCCCAATCAAACCACTGCACAAACCGTCAGTTAAACCTCCGTTGATGCTATTCACACCATACAAGTTCTGAACAAAGGAGGTGTAGGAATACATCGAGTTTCTTTGGAAAGCATTCTGACCCGAAATGCTGACGTTAAAGTTTGACAACAAACACAAGGGGGAGGTGGTTCCACTGGCAGAGTCAAAAACCGACTGGATGGGCATATCACCTCCGTTGGCAGTAGCGGTGAAATAGGGCAACCAATACACTTTGAATGCCAGCAAGACCGTTGGTAATCAACTGGTTAAATGTCGCACCGGCAGCTGCGGACATCTTGAACTGATAAATGTCCTCATACACCACCTTCTTGATACGTGATGCCAAATACGCCTCTTCGAACACAGGGTTGAAGGTATAGATGGGAACGTTCAAGGTTACACTAGAAGCCATGCTGGTAGTGGCCGGAGCAACAGCAGTTTGGGTTGAGTTCTCGCAACGATTACCAACTAACAATGAAGCAATCATGGTTGAGTTGGTGGCAAACAAAGAAGCACATCCGTTATTAGCAGCGGCGCTCGAAATCATCAATGGATTCGTACCGCCAAGAGGATTGATATTTGAGGTGACGGACATGAGCTTAGCAGTAGCCACGTTGATAGTTGTTTGTGGTTGATTCAGCCAAAGAGTCAGTCTCATAAACACTCCCTTCATCAATGGAACCTGGTCAAAGAATTTGTGCAAATGTTTCAAATAGATGATACCCATAATGCTGTATTGGATAGCAGATGGATTCGTTCCTGGTGTCGCACCATTCACCTTGGAGTTGATATAGCTTTTGTACAGCTGGGCACAAGATTGGCTGGTCAACAAGTTGGAGTAAGCAAGGTTACCAGGAGCAGTCAGGCCGTCTTGGTCGTAATTGATATACTGTTGACGTCGCAAGAAACCTTCATTAAAACTGTCATAGCTGTTGTCGGCACCCGTCACCACTGGAAAGGCGCCTGCATTAATGTTGTTACATGTTCCGAGACCGTTGGTGCTTGCTGCACTCGCAAACGCAACAGACAGTGCGTTATCGGGGTAGAATCCGATACTTGCACCTTGCGTTTTGACGTCTTGCCACGACAAACTAGTAATAAGACGGAAATAATTCCACACGTTGGCATATGAGGTTTGTTGGCAAATAGTGGTACCACTCACCTCTACCTGGACGCTGTGAATTACTTGACCAAACCAACTTTTTAAGCCTAGGGAATAATCAAGTGACGTTGCCGCAGTAGCTGGTGCATTGACAGCTGTGCCACTTAGGGTTGCTACCATTGGCACGGCCAAATAAGCCTCTCTATAGTTAGCATACAGACCTGAATTGCTAACAGAACTCGTATCAATCACTGATTGATTGCTGCGGTAGCTGCCGTTTTGCTGGTCAACAATAGGACTGCACCAGTCTTTACGTACAAAGATTTGAGCCGTTCCTTCACTAGACGAGGATTGTGCAAAAGTCAAACTATCGCTGGACATTGTGTGATACATTGACTGAATAAAAAAAACGCGCACGGTTCTATAATTTCTAGAATCTTATATTTTCCACCTTCTTCTTCGGCTTCAACACCATTCCCTGCAGCTTGCTGGAAATGGTTTTCGACAACGCACCACCTTCCGCTGGTGCCTGGTTTGTTTGTATAGCGGGAGCAGAAGCTGGTGTCCCTTGAAACTTGGGAGGCGCAATACGATGATGCACAATGGGTTGTATGGTGTTTCGTCCGGACATTTGGTTGGGATTGAAGGTTCGCATTACTTCTTTGTACAAACAAAAGAAATTAATTCTTGTTCAGCTCTTTCATTTCCACCTTTTTCCGATGGTTGCGTAGGCGAATCAGAGTTGCAATTGCCGAGGTGACTATACCAAGCTCCTTAGTTAGGTCACCCATTTGTGAAACGTCTTTGCTCGCATTCAAGTCGCGTTGGATTCGTTGCTGCTCTCTTTGGAGCTCGTCCATAAAAGTTTGTATCTGGAACATTTCGC